CTTTCCCGTGTCATGGCAGTGATCGACCGACAGGTTCTTGTAGCGACCCTTGGGCGGCGAATTGCAGATGGCGCACGTGCCGCCCTGCGCCGCCTCCATCTTACGGAAGTCCTCCAGCGTGATGCCGTACAGCTTCCTGAGGTCCTTGTCCTTCGCCTTGTCGCGGTTCTGCTTATTCCACTCGCGGGCGTATGCGTTTTGATACTCCCTCTTAGTCGAGCCAACGGCCTTGATATTAGTTTTTTTCCACTGCCAGTTTTTAGGCCCCATGGGCTTGGAGCCGTCGACCTTGGTTAGCTTGTGGTCTTCTGGCGGGTCGCCGATGGCAGCGGCAAACTTCCAGAAGTCATCCGCCCATTCGCGCTCCATCCCATATCTCTTGTGGTAGCACCACTTATTGTACTGCGGGTGCCTCTCCCTCTTGCCCCAATCACCGGGCCTGCGCTGCTCAATGGAGCCTGTAGACCTCAGTCGCTGGTAGTGCTTCTGGCAAAGCCCACGCGCCTTGACTGGATTATCGCAGCCCTCAGCACGACAAACGGCCCGCAGTAACGCGGGCCGCTCGATTTTCTTTTCTGACGTATCCATACAAGAGTTATTAGACCCTTGTGGTGTTTACGTCAAGCGCCGGTAGTTCCCCAAATGCCCAATGGGTCACTGACTCCGAACGAGTAACGCTCGCGCGCCTTGTAGCGAACGTTGCCGGTGTCGAAGTCGCCATCCATGCCGGTCGTCATCGGCGTCCGCACGAAGTGCTTCATGCCGTTCGGAACGTCGGTAGTGAGGAACCACGCATCGGTGTCGGTCAGGTAGTGGTTGACACGGTAGCCTTCCGGGATGGACCCGTTGGTGCGAAGGGCGTTGGTGTCGTTGTCCGACGTGCCGGTGCGAAGCTCGGTCTGCAGGAGCCGGGTTGCCACGAACATCAGGTTCGACGGGATGATCATCTTGCGCGGGCGCGCAGCGATGAGCAGACCCCGTTCGTCCGTGAACGCCGCGATGTCGATGACGGCCTGCTCCAACGAAGTCTCGTTGAGGTCCGCATCGGTGCCCGGCTTGTTGGCGTTGACGCCACCAGTAATCGTCGGGTGCGACGCGCTGAACAGGGTGACGCCATCGCCCGAGTAGTAGGACGTGAAGCCGTTGTTCAGCAGGGCCGCAGCCTTGGTCTGCTTGGTGTACGCCATGCCGCGAGCGAGGGCCTTCGTGTACCGTGCCGACAGCGAGTCGTACAGGTTGTCTTCCACTGCCTCTTCCGTGATGGAAAAGCCCATAGCCACGGTCTCGTGGGTATAGCGAGCAGTGAAGTGTTCCTGCGCGTTGTCGTACATGATCGAGGAGCCTTCCGCCTTCACCGGGGCGGCACCGAAGCCCGAAAGCTTCTGCTCTTCTTCGAAGGAACGATCCGAGTTCTCGGTTTCGTAGATTTCCGCGTGCTCGTTCTCGTACTTCTTGTACTCCAGACCGAACAGAGCGTTCAGACCCGGAAGAAGTTCCTTCATGAGGTTTGCGCGTGAGATTGCCATTGTCAAACCCCCTTAAAGGCCGACCGCTTGCGTATAGCGATGGGCACCCGCGTTGAACGCCACAAGGACGTCCGGGTAGTCATCGCTCGCATCGGAGTAGTGGGCGACAATCCGGAACGCTTTCGCGGTCGTGGCCACGGTCGCGTCGAGCGCCGAGGTCGAATTGCCAGTGGAAGTACTGCCGGTCGAAGTCGACTGGGCAGCGGCGAAAGTGGTATTCGTGCCGATGATGGTCTGAGCGCCAGAACCGTCGAGTTGGGCCTTGAACAGGACCATCGGGTCATCGACCACGAATGCTTTGATTGCCGTACCGGTCGGCGCGGCGTATCCCGAAGGATAGTAGTTCGAGTGGATCAGTTGCCCCTGCGCATTGACGTACTCGCACCCCATGAACACACCCAAGGCACCAATGGTGTTGCCGCCAAGGTTGTTGGTCGTGAGGTCCGCGCCAGACGCGGTCGCAAGCGCCACGTAACCGTCGGAACCCAGAATGACGACCTGACCAGTGAAGATGTTGGTAGCCTCACCGGCAGGATCAATCAGGTACTCCGACGTAGCGCCAGCGTAAGGCATACCGTCGACTCGCTTAACGGGGATCAGCCCGTAGGGAGCGGCAGTGTCAGCCATGATTTTTTCTCCTGAATATCTTCAGCAACTAGTCGTTGCCGAAGGATGAAACGCGCGTAGACCGCTCCGGTCGGAGCATGGGCATGCGCGGGTCTGATTCGCGGAGGTAGTTGTGCTCGACAGCGTCAGATTGTGCTTGCGCAGCCTCTGCCTGTACAGCCATACGATCCTCTGCGATCTCGGCGGGGATGGAACACAGCATCAAACCTCCCACCTCGACATTCCCTTGTTTGTTGCCAGACAGGTGCAGTTCGGGGTGATCTTTAGCCTTCACGGGTCGGTAACCCTCCCGAAGTCGCGACGACACGTTCGTGGTGTCCGAACTTCCGAGGGTCGCAGTGCGAATCCAACGGAATTTGAGTCCCGGTACGGGGTTCGGTGTCGGAAGTGTCGAAGGACGTTGCCAGCGACGTTTCCGTGTGGCCGCGTCGCGGGTTTCTTCAGTGCGGGGAGTTTTGTCAACCATTGCCTGCTTCCTTCATAAGCTCCGCTGCGTATTGCTCGGGTGTAAGACCCAGCCGTTTTGCAAGCGCAGCTTGCGATGCGGAAATCTTGATCCTGCGCGGTCGTTTTCCGCTACGTTTAGCGGGGGCCACCACGGTGTCCACGTGCGCCTCGGGACGATCATCTTCCGCATCGTCATCCCGCTGCGAGTCTTCGAAGCGATGTGGGAACGTCGCCCGCATCGCCTTGTCAACTTCAGCATAATACGTTTCACTGTTGGGATCAACTCCGCTCTTTACCAGCTTCTCGTGTATCCCGTAAGCGTAGCCGGTCATGCCTTCGTCGACACCGAACCACGAATCGTTTTTCGCCAACCACGCTCTTTGCTTCTCGTCGAGTTGTGGTACTTGCTGCTGCGGCTGCTGTCGCATCTGCGGCTGTTGCGGCTGCTGAGGGATCGGGCGGGGGCGGAACGACTCGGCACGCATCAACTGGTTCTGGGCCTTGTTCAGCGTTTCCTGCGCAGCAACCAACGCCTCTGCATCACCCGCCTCATAGGCTTCCTTGTAGGCCACCTTGGCCCTGTCCACCTCTGCTGCGTACCGGGCCTTGGCCTGATCAATGGTGTAGACTTGCCCCTGTTCGAGTTGGCGACGAAGCGCTTCGTTCTCGTTCCGGATGCGCTGGGCTTCGGAAATAGCTGCCTCGCTGAGCCGAACAGCCTCTTCCTTGGCGCGACGTTCCTCGTGAGTATCGTAGCGCAGCTTCTGGATACGCTTCTGAACAGACTTGCTGTACTGGCTGAGGTCATCGTCGTCAGCGCCGCCAGCGTCGTCGTTGCCATCGTCGTCGTTGTCATCCGCCTAGGCCTTCCGCGACGAGCGGAACTTGGCATCCTCCGGCGGAGTGTCGTCTACGATCTCGACGTCGAAGCCGTCGTCGTTGGTGTCGTCTTCGAGTTCGTGTTCTTCGATCTGGTCGGTCATGCGTGTGGCTCCGGTTTTGTTGCAGCTTTCACCGCCCACATGGCGGCGTTCTCGATGTCGGTCATGGCACGGGCCTTGAGCCGGGAGACCTCCCGGGCGTGGTAGCCCTTCATTTCGTCGACCGCGATGGGCACCTCAACCTCCTCCACGAGGTCGATCAGGTCTGCCGCAGCGCGCTTGATCTTGCCAACCATGTCGTCGTTGGATGGATTGAAGTCGATACCGACCCTGTATTCACCTGTCGTCATGGTCATACCCTCTTGAAGCCACGTGGGTCTTCGACAACGGCCTCGACCGTGTCGTCGTTGATCAGGCGGAACTCTTGGTCACCCAGCTTGAACCGCGTACCGGAGTAGGAGCGGAAGATTACGAAATCCCCCTCCTTACAGTACGGCCCCGAAGGGAACTTGTCGCTGTCGGCGTAGGCATCAGGCCCCAGTTTCAGCACGGCCCCGAGGATGGATGCAGTTTCCTCTGCGTGCTTCATGCCGTCTGGCAGGATGACCCCACCATCGGTCTTGTCTTCAAGCACCGGCATGGCGACGAGGAGCGTATACCCCGACGGTTCCGGCAGCT